GAATTTTCTGAGCCATCAAAATAATCTTCTTTTTGATAACCCTGTCCTCCGCCTTTAGCTGTAAACTTTTTACTTACAACAACATTAGGCTTATCTGAATATATATGTTGATACCCTTTGTATTTGGTTTTTAATTTCCTACGTCGACCTGTATCGTCAATATATTTTTCTTTAATAATCATTTTGTCTCCGCGCCGAACCTCAACCCTTTTGTAGCCGGGATCATCAACTTCGTTTATAGGGTCATACCCTTTTTCTACGTTTCTGTATCTTAATTTAAACCCCATTATCCTATATTGCCTTTTTTCTTTCTACATTTAGCGATATACCCAGAAGCGTAAGCGGACGGAAATACATCATACTTTGCCTTAGCTTTACGGTAGCATGCATCTTTCAGTTTTAAAGGACTTACGCCTAATCCTTTTGGTCCGATTCCTTTTTTCATAACTTTATTTTTTCTTTCTAAATGTATTTATAATACTATCTCTGTGTTTCTTATCTTCTTCCTTACGCTTGCGCCATACTTCTTTCATTATTTCGCTGCGTGATTTTTTCTTTTCTTTACCTTTTTCTTTATCCTCAATAGCTTTTAAGTCGTCATAGATTCCAAGTGACCATTGATCCCATCCTGCAAATAATGCTAATCGTTTCCATGTTTCAATTGGCTCGCTAGTAGCAACACGAAGGTTGTCAATCTTAGTAATTGTTCTATCAACAGGTATATTTGTAATAGCAGAAATTATTTTACTCTGATTACGTAACGCATCAAAACTTGTTTCTTCATATTTCTTACCTTTCAAAGCACTATATATTCTTGATGCTTTTGATCCAAGGGGTGGCGAAAAGTTTAATGCTTGTATTAATGTTTTGCCATGATCAGCTCTCCAATCACCCTTAGCCTCTTGAGCAGCGTATTCCATTATAACATTCTTAGCTGTGCTTATAACCGCCCCAGGAAGTCCAGATCCTCTTAAAATTGAATCTATAGTAGAATTTAATAGTCTTTCACTTCTGTCGTCTAGATCTTCTCTATCATCTTCGTCGGCTCCAAATAGCATAGCCATAAATGCCTGCTGCAGTGAAAAGAATATAACATTTTGTATTGCCCCGTAATAAAGCATTTTACTAATATTAGTTTTAATATCGCCTCTGCCGTTTACTAAGTCTAATGTAGCCTTCTTAAACAAACGAGTCATCTGGAAAGGCGTATTGTTAAATGCAAATACTAAACGCCCTAAATTACTTGCTTGTATATTAGATGTTCTATCTGTTCTTGATGACTGCTGGTTCTCCTCTGCTATTGCTCTAAAATCTGTAAACGCTTGCTCTCTTGCTTCAGCATAAGACATACCGGTTTTTACATATGTATTAGTTCTATTAATTAAAAACGAAGTACCACCCGCTGCAATAGCAAAGCTATCTGCAAATTGCGTAGGCTTATATCCAAATTTAATTATTTTACTAAATATTGCTTTTGCCTTATTTTTACTTTGTTCTACTGCATTTGCAATTTCAGCTTCAGATACATTTATTTCTAAACCATTACGTCTTTGTTTTAGGAAATCAGAATTCATAATTTCCATAAATGTTTTAACAAAGTTTTTAGGGTTAGCTAAAGTTGCTCCTGCCTTAAATATATTATTATCATGCCAGTTTAAAAAGTTAACCGCTGAAATAGTCTGAAGCACCGCAGAACGCATATTTAAGAACATTATAGTACCAACTGATCCGTTAATGTAGTCAAGCATTTTACTACCTGTGTCATTTAGGTTTAATGGCCTGTTACTACCGGACTTCATTCTGCGTAATACTTCTTTTAGGTTTTTAGCAAAATCTTTACCGTATAAAGCCTGTATCTTAGTCATATTTTTTGGACTAAAGATTGCATCAGCATTAGCTTGCCATTGCTCTAAATATTTAGCTCTAACATTTTCATTAGCATATTGATAAAGATCACTAGTTGAATTACCAGCAAACCAAGTTTTAGATGGTGGAGGATAACCTCCAAATTGCTCAGTAATTTTCATTAACTCTCTAGCGTATCGCATTAAACTTGCATCTCTCCTAACTACACTAAGTATTTTAGCTTTTTCTTGTTTTGTTAAATCAGGTATATCTTCACCTAGTCTATTCCACACAAATACACGGACGGCTTGATCAGGAGTAAAGCCTATGGCTTCTATTTTCTTTATTGTTTCAGCATCAATATCCTCATCAATATTACCAAGCTCTCTCTTTAATATTTTTAAGTTATCCGCTAATTGTTGTCTAAACGTACTCATTGCATTTTCAGCACGATTGAACGGATCAAATAAGTTTTCTTTAAAAAACTTCATATCAGCATCACCCTGTTTGCCTTTACCTAAGAACTTATAAAGTAATCCTTGGAAGTCTTCAGCATTAGGCGGCAAGAATAAATCTAATCTACCTTTACCCTTGCCTAGTTGCTCAGCTCTTGACGGTGATATAACCGCACCTGCTTTAACGCCTTTAGTGCGCTCGAGCATTAAGTTAAATTCTTTGTCTAATATTTTAGGATCAGCCGTTTGACTAAATTTAATAGCAGCCTGTTGCACTTTGCTTTTTACATCAGCAACTTCTAAAACTTGTTGTACAGCTTTAACATTTTTATAAGCATCATCAGCAAAGTAAAAATCATTATAACCCTCGGCAACCATACCTTTAACCCAGTCAGCTTTTGCTTGCGCGGTGCTATTGCCTAAGCCTACAATATTTTCTAGCTTAATATCAAGGCCAATACCTTTCAAAAACTCGTGTATAGCAGTTGCCGAATTAGCGGGTCTAGCGGTTAATATAAAAACGCTTTCATTGCCAAATCGCTTATTGCGTTCCAGGGCTTTTTCAAACATAGGCCCTTTAGCTCCTTTCATTACTTTTTCAAATTCACTAAAGTCAAATTCAGCGCCTTGCTGTAAAAGCTCATCACCACGTTTTGCAAATTCTTCTGCATTAAGCTTACCTGTTATACCTCCAGGCAAAGTATATAATACATTACTTTTCGTGGTGGCTAGCGTGTCATCAAAATCCCAAACGCTTATACCTCTTCCAAAAGGAGTTAAGTTCTTTTTGCGCATTTCTTTTTGAACTTGATATTGCTCTTCTTTTGTAAGGTTTTTATAAAGATACTCAAATTTCTGTCTGTTTCTATATTTTTTTGAATCTCTAAATAATTCAGAAGCAATAATATCAGCCATTTCATAAGGATCAAATTTTTTCATATTGACCACTGGATTTAATACAGCGCCTAAAAATAGCGTATTATCTGATGCTTGTTGTGATAATTTTATTCTTTCTATAGGTATTTCTTTGAATTTTGATTTACCTAAAACATATATATCTCCACCTGCAGCTTCTCTGCGTGATATTATTTTATAATTCCAACCTAGTTGATTTGCAAATTTAATAGTTATTGCACTATAAAGCTTTCTACGGCTAGCCTCCTTACCTGTAAAAACTATACCATCTAATTTACCTTCTTTAGCTTGCTTAACAAAATTATTAGCTAACGACCCAAATACGTTTAATGATTGTTTTACGTCGGATTCTGGAAAAACATATTTTTTGCCATCCCATACAGCACTTTCTCTGCCTATTACTTCTGTGCTGCCGCTGTCACTTTCGCCAAATACAAAATATTGGTATTTGCTAGTTTTAACATTTTTTGCACCAGTAATTTCAGACATTGCATTTATATATAGGTCAGTGTTATCAAATGCTTGATCAACCATATTAAATCCAAACCCTGTTCCGTCATAGTCAATACCGTTTATTTCAAAGTCATAATTAAATTGCCCTTTATATTGTCTATCCGCAACAACATTAATATCAGAGGTAGAAGTAAGGCTAGCTGAAAGTCTTTTAGCTCCTTTTTCTAGTTTTCCTTCTCTTATTGGTTTTGTTTTAACACCTAGAAATGTTTCTAAGCCAAGCTCTGTATTTATTTGTTTACCACCTTTTTTTGTTAATTTATCTTTAAAAGCGGCATTTTTAATTTCAAATACAAATCCAAATTTTATTTTTTTAGTTTCTCCTTTTCCGGATGAATAAAATACGCCACGGGCTTGTATACCCTTGTCCATTACTCCGTCTGTATATGTAGCAAATTCTGGCAAATATGCTGAATATGGGCCAGGGTTTTCTTTTAAATTAAATGCACCTATTTCTAATATATTTATAATATCATTATTATTTTGAGCATACCAGCTATTTACTATATCCCAGGGTAAGTCTATGTAGGTTCTTGTTTTTTCAAATAGCGCTTGACTTTGATCCTTTTTATATAAAGGATCCATTGCTTGCTCGGATATTAATATGCTGCCGTCTTCTTGTACAACGCCATTTAATTCTTTAAGTTTATTTACATAAGCTTTAAACGCCGGAAGCATACTTTTTAATCCTTCATTTAAAAGATTATTTTGCTCTTTTGTAGCCCATTCAAAATTAATTGGTGTGCCGTTTAATATAAAATCATAAATACCAAAAACTTGAGGACTGCCAAATTTAGCATCGGTATCTAATTTAGTTTCTAGCTTTATTACGTCTTTACCAATTTGAAATGTTACATCAACACCATCTTTTTCTACTTTAACATTATTAATTTTACCTCCAACCTTATTTAGCATTTCGCTGAAAGCTATTTCATAAGCTTTACCTCTGTTTAACTTTTTATCATTATCTTTTGATAATTCTACAAGCTCATTAATTCTTTTCCATAAATTTTTATATGGTTTAACAATCTCTTCCTCTATTTGATCTCTTAGCTTAGGGTATTTTTTATATAATGTATTTAAATTTTTAGTAGTTTGAGATTCTGTTCTGCCAGAAAGTTCTTTAAATGTTTCTATTATTATATCTTGAGATAAGCTAAATTTAACCATACCGCGCTCGGCTTGTTTAATAACTTCTCCAGCATAGTAATCACCAAGTACTTCGCCCATTCGTTCTCTGTTGCCTTCAAAAGCATCGAATATAGGTCCACTGCCTGATTCAACAGCCTCAACAAATAACTCTAATCCTAGTTCTCCTGATAATTCCTTAGCTAATGCTTCCTTACGACCTCGTATAGGGTTACCTGTTGGTTGCAAAAAGAAAGATAGATAATCAGCATCAGAAATTCTATTAGCTGGCACACGGCGTACTATTTGGTTTCCAGCAGTTGCGCCTCTTTTTTCTGTTGTTTCGCGATCTATTTTTTTGCCAACCCAATCAGGATATGATAAAAACTTACCATCAACTTGTTTTTGTATTGCAATAGGTAATCCTCCTAATACTTGATCACCTTGATCTTTACCCATTAAGAATGTGGTGGTAGAATTTTCAATTATTGCTTGTTTATTTTTAAGCAAGAATTTTCTTAAAGCACCATCTTTTTTACCACCCATTGCTTTTTTAATATCAATGTCCGCTTGCGTTGAAATATCAGACAATATCTCAGCAATTAACGGAGATGTATTTTGGTTTTTGCCTAAGGCAGCAATAAGTTTATTTTTAAGTATACGTACCGTGGAAACCATTTTGTCAGAGATAGCATTGATAACTTTAGTATCGAACACATCTGCATCCATAATTTTAACATACTTAGGCTTTTCTGGTTGCTTAGTTGTAGTTTCTTCAGCTATAACGCCTTTTGCTGTTGATACATCTTCAGTAAATTTTTGATCTGTAACTCTTCCAGATTTTAAAGCTCCTCGCATTTTATTAGCAAGTTGAGCATTTAAATACCCAAATAAAGAATCATTCTTTTTAGGATTAAAACTATTGATTAACGGAACCATACCTGCTATGGTTTCAGCGACCATATTTTCCATTTCAAACCCAGGCAAGTTTGTTAAATTTCTAATTGTACCGCCTGAGGTTCTAAATACCTTAGATTTAGACTCTATCATACCAGATAGCACCTCAACAATTTTAGGATTGTTAGGGTTATAACCATTACGATCATTGCCTATTTTATCAAGTATTTTTTTAGATCTAGCGGTGGCTTGTTTTAAGTTTTCGTCTGTTTTCTTTTCTTTTCTTTTAGGTTTAGCCTTTTCAACCGCGGCTTTCTTTTCAGCAACTTCAAATTGTTTTTCAAGTTTTTCAACTTCACGCTCGTAGGTATCATAATCAATAGAGTTATCCATTAATCGATCTTCTAAAGCGTTTAATGCAGATTGAATATCAGCTTGCTCTGATTTAAATAATTCAGCCTTTGCTTCCTTTAAATCTTTTAGTTTTTTACCAGCTATACCTTCTTGTTGTATTGTTTTAACATCTTTAACACTTAAAGTTCCAGTAGCTAGCTTATTGCCTAATTCTGTTAGAAAAGTAGCAGCATCTGTAACACCTTTAAAAGTGAAAACATCAGGGGTATTTGTTACGTCTGAAAAAATATTTCTTAATTTTAAAGCTAAAGTGGCTACAAAGCCTTTGTTTGCGGCAGCTTCTAGTTCTAGTCTACCTGAAGAAACTTCTTCTAAAAAGTTTGTTAAAATTTCATCAGCGCTCTGCCCTGTTGTTTGTGCAACTATTCTATTATAAGCTGATTTATTGTTTTTATTAAGATAGTTTAGTATATCGTTAGCTAGTCCATTGTACGCATCAGGGTTAGTACCTAAGCTTTCTATAAATATTGAATGGCCTAATTCATGAATAGCTGTTTCTGTTCTGCCGTTTTTTAAAGCGTTTTCTTGTGAAACATATATATTGTATGATTTAATTTTATTATTTTCAATATTAGTTAAATTAAACCCATTAAGCTTACCATCTGAAATTTTTCTTTTTGCGTCACGATATATTTCTTTTGCCTGATTTTGAGATAATGATCCAGACTCAACCTGTAAGTCTAAATCGTCTTTAAGTAATTCTAAAAGCTCGGTATTAGATTCTGTATAATTATAATTGTTAATAATCCCAGCGGCTTTCAATTTCTTTATGGCATCGATAGCTTTTTGGTTTCTATCCTTTATTTTATCTATGCTGTATAACTCCTGCGCTTTCTTTTTTATTTTATTAGGATCAGTTATATTATCTCTTAATAATTCTTTTTCGGCTAAATCGGTATATTTATTTTGAACACTCTCGGTTTCTATATTAAATATATTACCAAAATCTTTTTTGTATATGTTCCTTCCTGCTTGCAAATAATCAAACCTTTGTTTTAATTTATCTAAAGCTGTATTTTTTTCTTTTTGCGAAAGGTTATTATTGTTCTGTATTTGCTCTGCTTGAGCTCTTATTTGTTCTTGCTCAGTGGTTGCTTGTTGATATAATCTAAACCCTTCAGGCGATAAGTTATTTTCAATATTAGCTTCTATTGTATTTAATATATCAGAGTTTGTGGCTGTTAAATCATTTATTAATTTTACACGATCTTTATAGGCTTTGGTTCTTTTGTCCATGCCATCAATCTCTTTATTCAAAATACCAATAGTTTCAGCATTATCTCTAAATTGCTCATACTTGTTGTAATCTGAAAAAGCGGCTAACCCCATACCTTTTAGGAGTGGCATACTGCCTAGGGTAACACCAAACATTCCGCCGGTTACAGAAGCTTCTAAAACTCCCTCCCAAATATTCTGGATGTCTCTTCTGCCCCCTATTATGTCTAGACCATTTTGTACAAAGCTCGTAGCGCCTTCAGAAACGGCTTCAGTAATAAGAGCATCTGGTAATGCCTTCCAATTTTTAGAAACATAATTACCAACTCCTTTACTAAAGTTTCTTATACTCATATCACCAAACGCTTTTGATGACTTACTAAGTATACGCATAGTTGGTAAAGCTCCGAGCCCTACTTCTGCTGCACTATAACCAAGAGCTGTTAATCTTTTGTTTAAATTAGAGGTTTCTGTCCCATTTTCTTCATCTGCAATTTCTATATCAGATATAGTACGTCCATAAGAGCTCATACCTATGGAAGTTAGGCCAATATAATTACCTGATGCTAACTGAGCTAATGTACCAGTCTGTCCAGCTAAACTTTCAGTAGCCCATTCGCCAAAATTTTCAGCACTATCAAAAGCATCTTCAAATTTTACACTATGTGCATAATCCTCCCTAGCTTTGCGCTGCATTTCTTTTCTAACAGCATTTATGTTTTCTTTATTAATCACAGATCCCATGGAAGCTGGTTCACCTGTTATCATTTCAGAAACATCTAAAAAGAAATTTAACTGGCCTATACCAGCCTCAGCAACTGAATCATAAGCTATTTGAGATAGCTTATCTAATCTATCATAATTTCTTTTTAAGAAGTCTACGTCCTTCTCTAGCTCCGGCTGGGATTTAACTTTATCCTCGTAATCTTTGACTGCTTTTTTCATAAAAGCAACGTGAGCCTCGTGCTTTGCATAAGCTTCATTGTATGCTTCAATAAAAGCTTCCGGCACAACCCTACCATCTTTTAGCTGCACTAATGGCTCATTGTTTTCGCGGGCATATGTAACATCAACAATAGCATTTGGATCAGATAAAATTTTACCCCAATTATCTAAATTCTTTACATTAGCACTATTATTATATTTTTCAGCAGCAAGAGTTATAGCCTCTAAGTCTTCCTCTATTTCATATTGTTGCTTAATATATAACTCAGCTTTTTCTTGACCAATAGCTATTCGCTCTTCATCTGATAGTTCTTTTAAATAATCTTTATTTTTCTTTTTTAGAATATCAAATTCTTTTTCTTGCTTTATTAAAAAGCGAGCGTAGTCTTCAATTTTTTCTTGTGTAACTTCCTCGCCTTCTTTTTTGTTTTTTTCTAGCGATTTTTTAGCTTGATCTAAATATTCTTTATACGGTTGCTTTTTTACTTCTTTATAACCACCACCAAAGCCCATATAGCCGCCTGGCGTATAAACACTTTCAATTATAGGCTCAAAACTTATTTGACTAACTTCCTTGTTTATCAAATTAATTTCATCTTTGGTTATTTGTGTAGCCTCATCATATTTTTGTGATCCCAAAGAACCATTTCCCAAGTTGGAATCCGTATCGACTGCTTGATTTACCGACCCCACATTCGCAGTCTCCTTTGCAGGGTCTTTTTGGTTTCCCAGTGAACTAAAAACATTTTTAGACCAATCATCAAAACTAGATGTGGTCAATTCATTATCGCTTAGGTAATTCCAAACGTTGTTTTTAATTTCATCGCTATTTTCTATATTGTTTTTCCAAGTATTAAAATCAGATGAAGTTAATTCTTTAGAAGATAGGTGGTTCCAAATATTTTTTAGTATTTTGTTATCTGGCATGTTATTTTATTTTATAATATTAACCCATATTAGGCTTATCATTAGTCTTAGTGCTTACGCCTGCTGTTCCGTTAAGTTCTTTTTCAAAATCACCGGGCTGAAGCTGTTGCCAATTCCCGTCGCGGTCCCTCCATTGTACTCCAGTCATTGTAGCTCCATCATCTCTTTGCCATCTATAAGGTCTTATTAGCCATTCTGAAACCCCTCCCCTCGGAACTCTACCTTGGTATTTTTTTGAATCCGCGCTTGAATACCACTTTATAGATTTTTCTTCTGATTTACTTCCCTCTACAAGAACATTACCGTCTTTATCAAGCAATGTTAAGCCTTCAGGGTCTCCAAGAGCCGCTCTTTTTTGCACAGCATCATATTGAGCTTTAAAGTTTTTCTTGTCAACTTCAGTGTTTCTGCCATATCCTAAATATGTGCCTTCAGGATTAGTAATAGTGTCGCTGCCGCCTTTTGGTTTATTTTCACCTCTTCTAATCCGTTTTTCTTCAGCTCCAGCGGCTGCGCTATCTCTGTAACCTTGTAGTAGTATTTCAGCAACGTCATCAATAGCTTCTTCTCTCGTAGCATAAGCGTCTAAATCAACATTTAATCTTTGGTTATTAATAAGACCATCTTCAACGATTGATTCTAATGAGCCATCTTGCGAAAGCTTACTCTTTAGCTGGTTTCTTAATAAAGCTTCTTTAGAAGCGTCTAATGGCACGCCGGCATTGTATAACTTATTGTTCTGCTCAAGTATTTCGTCAGCGGTTTTAAAATCTTTAAGCTTAGGATCTTTAACATCTGCATATCTCACTAAGCCTTGCCCTCCATCTGTAACAACATTAATACCGCCATCTGGGTCAATTAGCAATGCTCCCCCTCCATAAACGCTACCCGCTATATTGTAGTCTTCTGCTTTATTACCTTTAGATAGTCTTCCGTTTTCAAGGTCATCTAAATATTGTATTTTACGCTCTTTAAATTTATCTGTTTGGTCTTTTAAATTTACAAAAGATTGTCTGATGCTGTCCATTTCATTTTTGAGTTCTAAATAATAAGGACTCATTGCATCAGTTTGAGTAAGCTCTGTAGCTAACTGAGCATATCTTTGCTTTTGGCTAAATAAATAACTTTTAATTGAGTTTTTCTCAGATTCAGAAAAATCAACCAAATCCATTTCAGTGTTTAAGCCATCTATATAATTTTTAACCGCAGCGTCAGTATTTTTCATTGAAGCTAAGTTGGCTAAAGTCGACGGGCTTATACCAGACATAGTTTGCTTTATACCTGCGCCAATTGCTTGACCCGCGTCTAAATATTTTGGTGCCGCTATTGCTGCTCCTCTTATTAAGTTTATATTTGCCATAATTTTATCTTAAGGTGTTATTCCACCACCGCTCATTGCTTGTCCTGAGAAAAAGTCACCGCCTCCCATAACATTTCCAATACCAGGCGCTGCCGCTCCTACTAAATTTCCAACCCCGCCTAATATAGATTGAGTAGCTTGTTGCCTAGCTTGGTTAGCTGCTCCTAAACGTTGTTGTGACATGCCTAATAATGTTTCAGTTTGCTGTCTTTTTAAATTTCTTGACTGCTCCTCGCCACGTATTTCAGCCATTTGGTTAGTAGCTGCTTGTCCCGCCGCCAACATTTGGTTTTGGCTTTCTTGTCTACCAATAGATACAGCTGCTCTTTCTGCCGCTTGAGCTTGCTCCCCAGCTAGTGATTGCGCTAATGCCGCAATACCTGATCCGCCGGCAGCACCCTGCAGCCCTTGCATAGTTGAAGCAAAACCTCTTTCTTGTTGCCTACGGGTATAGTCGGCTTGCTGTTGATTAACAGTTAAGTCTTCATATGTATTTTCTAAATTTCTGTATAAGTTGCTAGTATCAAGATTTTGGTACTCGGCCATTCTTCGGTTAAACTCCGCCTGAGCTGCTCTTTGCTCGCGTTTCCTTTTACCTGAACCAATTATACCAGAAGCGATTCCAGTCAAACCTTTTACGGCGCCTCCAATCATTGCGGCTGTTGCTATTCCTGCCATATTCTTTTTCTTTTTTAATATATTCTTCCATTGTTATAGAGTACAAAGATTTTTCTACCTCTTTCATATCTTTTGTATTTGTAGGATTTTTATGTACATTTATAAACAATGTGTCCTCTAGTGATAGTATTAATCTTTTAGCACCTTTCATAGACTTTTGATAGCAAGGCGCTATATGCTCAACTTGCTCTCCATCTGTTGTAACTAATATTCTGCCTTTTAATAAAAACCAAAAATGCTCCGTATGGTGTATTGCACTTACAACAACGCATTCTTTTGGCATATACATTTTACGCATATACAACTGGTCAGAAAACTCGTTCTCTATTCTAAATATTTCGTTATTAACTAAATTTTTACCATCGCCAAAAACGTTTTCTAAATGATTATTTTCTATCATTACGTTTTGAAGATCTTCAAGGCTTTTAGTATAACTACTTAGTTTATTATTATTAAATTTAATTTTATTTTTAGACATATAATTATTATTACATGTTATTGGCTACTTTCAAATATTTCTGTACCTACTGAAAATAGTTCTGCATATTTTGTTGTATTATTCCTAAATTGTATTTCTGCATAATAGCCCTTTAGCTGTCCTACTCTACCCACAGGATCTTTTACGTAAAATACAAAATCATTAGCCGTTGGCGGTTGAACACCTGTGGCTGCATCGACTATTATTGTTAAGCCATTAATAGACGTTATTGGCCCCATTTCAACTGTTTGGTTAGTAGTTGTATTTAAATACCAAGCTATATCTCCAGTTTGAACTGTAACGGGTAATGGGTTTGTAAATGTTAATGTTATATTTGCCATTATGGTGTGTGTGTTATTATATTGTCAAGATTTAAAGTAAAATCAATACTTTCATTCCCGTACCTAGAAACAATTAATGTTGCTGTTATATTTACTGTAGTGCTATTAACCTGTGTAACACTGTTTTCATTTATTGTAAAGAATGTTCCTTTGTTTCTTATAAATGTTATAGGAAAATTATCAACCGCGCTCATTGCAGGCGAAATAGTTAAATTAGTTGAACTATCAACAGAAGAAACAGTGAAATTGTAAGGAGCTGGTAAAAGAACTATTGCGTCTTGATTAGGGTCTCCTGTGGTATTATTAAACTTATCACCTGCTGCAATACCCGTAGTGCTATCTAAAACTAATGTTGTAGAGTTGGTGGTGGCTCCGTCAACTATCTGCTCAATTACAGAAGTATTAGAAAAGTCCGACAGCAATAAATCTCGAGCAGGAGCTATCGTTCCTGAAGACGCTGTTATATCACAATCTATCTCTACTAAAAATATCCCAGCCGGTGTATTTATAGGATTTAAAGTTGTATTTATACTTAAAGGTAAAACTTCTTTATTAATTTGGTTCCACCCACTAACTGGAATAGTTTTTGTATCTAAGAATCTAACAAGTATATCTTGTCTTTGTTCTACAGTAAATGGATTAGCTAATCCAAAAGGCGATTGAAGATCTCCACTTAGTGTTATTGTATATGTAAAAGTAGGAGATCCTTTTATTCTTTCTGGAAATACATATGACGCTTGAAGCTCACCACTTGCAGGAATATCTAGTGCGTTTATTAAGGTAGTGCTACTTGTGCCGTCATTTATAATAGCAGTAACTTCTGCTCCTTCGTCACCATATACCGTTAAAACTCTTTCTTCGCCAAATTTGCTTATTAAACTAGTATCAAAATTATATCCTATAATTTTAGGTACAGGATTGTAAATTTCACTAGCAATCATACGAGCTATAGCAAGTCTATCTCCAGATATGCTTTCGTTTGGATATATATAATTGACATCATAGCTTATGCTTGTTAATCTATTATTAGAATCATAGGTTGGGGTTTGAATTATATTGTAATTACTTTGGGTCCCTTGTACAACTTGTAATCCTGTTGTAGTTAAATAATATCCCGAAGCTGCTGTATAACTTTTAGTAAATAGCGTTTCAATTTCACCTTGTGATCCTGAATTAGAAAATGGAGTATCTACCTCGTGGGGACTGCCAGTTACATTTGACCCTACATTGGCTGAAAAAAAGCCGTCTATAGTAATTTCATTTTCTACTCCTTGACCAGTTATGCAAAGCGTCAGGTCTACATTAGCGGAGGGCATGGTAATTCCTGCTACAAAAAATATATTGCAAATAACATTGCTTCCGCTTTGCACAAACTCCACACTATCTATGTAACTTTCATTATACCCGCTAGCTGAAAAATCGCTAGCTGCCACGGTAAACCCATCATTAGGGTAAATTGTTATAGTAGCAAAATTTTGACCAATTGAGTCTATTATGTCATCTTGTTCTTCTACTTGAAATGAAACAGGTGAAAACGTATAGTTATTTATAGTTGGCATATTTTATATATATATATTTAATTAAGGACACGAGTTACTTAGTTCATTAATTCTTTGAAATACAATAACTTCTCCGGAGTTATTAGTTATTACTACATACCAATCGTCTGGCATTGTGGTTATGTCTGGCCAATATGTCATTGAAGGAATGTAACCAACGCCAGGGCCTTGTCCAGCATTATAAACCCCTGCCTGAGCAAAAGTATGAGGGTTACCATTACTGTCTCTTATAATTGTTCCAAGCTGTATAGTTTCAGTTCCTCCTTGATTAGGTCCATACCATCTCCATTTTACTGAATTAGAGCCTGAGGTTTTACAAGTATTTTGGTTTGGGCACTGCGGCAGAGCGCTATTATTAAACTGCTCTACAGCTGTTTTGTGCTTACAAACTATTTCTTGGCTTGTATCGGTTGGCTCCGCTAAATAAGGCGTAATAACAGGTATAGTAGGATCTGAAGGAGACTCGTTGCTTATATATTTACCAAATACCCATCCATATTCTTCAGGAGGCTGAACAACATCACAAGTAGATAGCGTATTGTATTGTGTCCAAGAAGCTATTTGCCCATTACTACCTAATATCATTACGTAATACGTAGACGGAACAACAGTGGTATTATTAGCGTCTAACCCGGCGTGACTAACTGTTAAGTCAGACATTTGCTCGCCTGCCCCAACAAATAAATAAGCTCCAGAAGTTGAAATAGGAGTCCCTGTTTGGCTATGGTACATTTGTGTGCCGACTTGTAATCCGTCTGCTAAAACATATGAAAAAGCTGTTGCTTCATTTGTTAAATTGCCATAATTTTGATTATAATTATTGTAATAATTTTCAATAGCACACTTAACATCTTGTGCAGAAGTTTCACTAACAATGTTTAAGTCTGGTAAACTATCTGGTTTAACTTCTGTCCATATATTTACAAAAGCTTGTATTGTATCAGGAGTAACCCCTCCGCTTCCACTGCAGTCTTCATCAATAGTTACTGTTAATATATAATCTTGAGGATCTGATTCTATTATATCCGGGTTACCAATACCATCAGGTATTTCTTCGCAATCATTAAATATTTCTAATGCTTTTATATAATTAAACCACTTGCCTTCTTTCTTTTCAAATTCTTTAACTTCGCCTCCTTCAAGATCAGTTTTAACATAGTTTACGTACCACCCGGGTTGCTTTTGTTGAACCGCAGTAGGTATAGTTGTATTAAAGTTTATTTCAGCTATAGAGTACCATTCTGCATTGTATAAATATTCAAATCTTCTTGACTGCGTACCGGTGTAATTTATAGCGCTAAACCCTTTTACAACTTGGGGCATTTCATTAATGAATACATTAAATGAACTGTCATATTGGACTCTGTAAAAGTTATTAGATAAATAATTTAAATTATGTTGATATATTCTACCTTCTTTAAATGTATAATATATGTTATTTAAACTAACCCCACTTTCTGGTATAAAACTTTTACGACCAGTCCAACCATCAACAGATTCTTTAAACGATACAGTTGTTTGCGCTCTTCCGCTTTGATCAACGTTACAATCAGGATTTAATTGATAATCTTGGCTTGAGCTAAACTCATTAACCCATTGCTGTGATAGATTATCCAATGTTATATTGTATAAATCTTTATCATCATCATAACTACCTAATATTTTAGTTGACGATCTTAGGTTATCAGCAAAGAAATCCGACATACCTTTTTCCGCAATATTAGTAATACCGTCTGCTGACAATCTTATAACTGCTCCTCTGTTTTTATCAGAAAAATAAGCTCTAAATGCATATGAGGCAAATGATTCTGGATTTTTAGATATACCATATTCACCAGCATAAGGTACAGCTTGCCCTAAAACAGCGTTATTACCTGTTAAATTAACATTGCCGTCAGCATTATATAAAGCATCTTTATTAGCTAATATTCTTAAGCATTTATCTTCGCATAATACGATAGCATCAGTATCTCTAGCATGCAACTTTTGTATTGTACCATATATTGGGTTAAGATCTTTTGTTATTGGCTCAGCTTGTATAAACTGATTAAGTCTATTTATTCCTGACGTAGAGTTATATATTTGCGAAAATATCATACCACTACCTCTACGCTCTTGGGCATAAGGCTCATCAAGAGGTGCCGATACTTTTGGCCCTTTATCTATGGTAGGCGCATTGTAGTCGTCTCTTATTCTATTAGATTCAACCCCATTGCCATAAGAATAACAATTAAAATAATCTTGCAATATTTGTTCTGTACCAAATGTATTTATAGGTAAGTTATTAGAGGCTTCATTATAAATATCTAAATCTACAGCTTCTTTTGGCTCTGTTTCAAATATAGCGGGGTTGCTGCTTGTTAATAGCTTGTTATTTTCGCTTACAATTTCTCTAACTAATTCATAGCCTTTAATAAGCCGCATAGCTCCTATAGACCCATTCCCCACAAAAGTTTCATCAACCGGTTTTGTAAATTCACAACCTACAGTAAATTTATAATTACCATAACGATCGCTGTCAGCGTCGTTACAAGAATTTGAATCAAATGGATTTGCATTCCATTTTTTAGCACCCCTTGCTGAAAGTAGCTTTTTAACCGACTTTACTTGATAAGGCTCTGTTTTTTTACCGTCATACATAACTATTCTGACTAAAGATCCTGCTGCCACATTTTGCGCAAAACCTAACCCACCATGCACACCCCACGCAGGGTCATTAAGCCCTTGTTGTGCCCCAACTAAAGACATTCCTATAAATCTTCCGTTTGTCCTGGGTCTACCAAAAGCAGAGGATAAATGACTAACACGATCACCAACAGTATTATCGTCCCACGTCCTATACCCCTCTGGGCAATCTCTTGGATGCCTATCTTCACCTGGGTCAATAAAGTAATTGCCTATTTCGTGATGTGTAGTTGTACCCCCGTCTGTTATCTTATTTGGAGAATCAGGGCGGTCTGGAAATGAGCGGTTCCATGCGTGCTCAATAGCGTATTGAGGCTCTAAAGCTTTAAATGAAGCTATAATATTTGTATCAAAAGCAAAATCCCTATTTATTTTAGCAAAAAATCTACCTTCAAACTCCGGTTTTCTTTCTATTTTTTTTGAAAATAAGTTTATGGTAACACTGCCTGATTGCCCTGTTAAAAACGCTGCATCTTGACCTAAAGGCTCTTGTAATGTTACTGTAAAAGAGGTTCCATTATTTTGAACAAAACCTGATGCAATTTGATATTGATCGGTAGAGCTTCCTTTAATTATTTGCAAGTAAGATTCCGCGTTTAAATTATTTTCAAAACTTGTATTAGCGGAGCTTGATGTAAATACCAAAGTTATAAAATTAGGCTCAAAGCCACTTACAATTGTAGCGGGCATGCTTGCTACATTATTAGAAAAAGTGGCAATAAATTCTGGAGCTTCATTTTCTATTGCTAATATTTTGTATCTATTTAAATCATCTACGGCTACATCATTATCGTGTTGCTTTTTTAATATTAAATACGTTTCTTCATCAACCTTATTTCTTTCAGATGATGGAAATGATAACCAAACATTTCCGTCTTCAGCAGGATAAAACCTGTCAAGGGCTAAGTTGTAATATTCGTTAGCTGTTTCTTTTACAAAAAACTTATAATGTGTAGCCCAATCCGGAGGTGTTCCTACAGGCGTTATAGATAACTTATTAACATTATCTGACTCTTCTATAGGTATTTGGATAGAAGCATTAGAAGACGTTACAACCGGAGTCTCCCTGCCATATTGGTCCTTAAAAATTACACCAGCTTGATACGTTCTTATTGTTTTTAAAGAACCCTCTGGCATTCTTAAATAAGGATTAGGTATATCTCCATCACTGGTATTTAGTGCTTCAAAAGTTTCACTTTTATGAGGAGTTGGAATATAACTTGTTGTTAATGAAATATTTTTGTCTACAGTATAATTTTGCAGATAATTTCCATATACTATTCTATTTGCTATTATTTCTTGCGACTTAGCTAAACGAGGCACATTATCCCAGGGCCTTAAAAGCTGATTTGCTTGTATAACGCTGCCAATTATTTCTGAATTAATTCTAAACACAGTAGGCAATACTTCTGTACCTTCATATGGAGAGTAATCTTTTTTCTTAATTGTTTCAACGCTATATACAGTTGTATTATTAGATTCTTTATATAGTATTTCAATTTCAGAAACCTCTTCTGTACCCCATTCTAAATTTTGAATAATTAATTTCCTTATATTATTGGTCATTCCAATATTATAACCATCTGATGACACGTATTTAAATTCATTACCAATAAATGCAACATCAGAAAACGGAGAAAAGGTAGAATATTCGTTATCTATATATTTCCATCTATATGCAAATCTTGGAAAAAGGTACTCGAACATAGGTTTTTCCTCTTCAAGCAAGATTGACCATTGTATATATCTAGGGTCCCCATTTGATTCTGTAAATCTTAATATATTAGATGAAATAGCCTGTATTTCTCCGGATATTTGTAAGTTTGATATTGAAGTTATTTTTATTCTTACTTGATACTCAAAGGTTTCATTAGCGTCGTCAACTTCACTTCCTTCAAGAACTATTATGTCACCTATTTCCCAAACAGGACCGCCATTATTTGCAAATTGATCATATATAGTTTGTAAATCAAATTCAACAATACCATCCCAATTGTTTGGTAAATTTGAATCTTCATAATAATCAGGGTCGCCGCCCAAAGCGGGATCTGTGTTTTGTAAATATTCGCCATATGTAGGCAATGACTCATAGATTAATGGGTCATTTATAGTGTCAGGAATATATGTAAAGTTTTCGGTGCCTGTTCCAGCGGGATCTGGCGCTTCTGCATATACGGGCGTTATACCCGTACCGGCTATATTTTCACCAAAAGGTGATGCAGCCATATCCAAAGTAGGTGCCGTTAATGGCGACTTTTTAATAACAGTTATATCTTCCTCTGTAAAATCAGGTTGCGTTGTAGGGAGAGTTACTTGGACATAACTAGGAACAGTTTCATCATTATTAAATGGTGTCCAAATAGGAATTTTTGTGTGAGTATCAAAGTCTACAGAACCGCGTTTAAATTTATCAATATTAATCTTTTTTGGTTCAGTTTGATCATCTGTCCAAAATAAAAACTTATCTAATATATTTATACCTGTAATTAAGTATTGTTCTGAAAAGTTTAATATACCGTTTTTATCAACAAGCACAGGTTTAATAATACCTGTTGTTTGGTTATATTCTGCAATTACACTTGCATTGTCAGAAGCAATAAACCAATATATAGTTTCTTTTATATCGTGTCTTATTGAGCCTATACATACAGGATTACTTAAATCTTCAATGTAATTATCCTGCCATAAATCAGTAGATGTCTTATCTCTTAATTCAACATTACCTTTTACATTTTGTAAAGTACCGACATTAGACCCTTCTGAGTTTGCAATATCTAAGTTTAATGCGTCACGGTATTCGCCGTTTGGTATTAAACGCTCATCAAGATCTTTATTCATTCTTCCGCGCTGGAAGCTATGGATAAATTCTGGCATATATTAGTGTTTTATTTGCTTAGACTTGCCACGTAATACTTGCGTGATTTCCTCTAATTTTATATTTGAAAGTCTTAATTTAGCATTGCGCTTTGCTGTAGCGGCTTCTCTTTTAAAACGCGCTATCATATATTCAGGCGTATTTGCTCTAGTTGCTAATATAGCGTGAGCAATATATTTGTACATTGCTTCTTCGGCAAACTTATGTATACGCATATCCTCGTCTTTAACATGCAGCCCATCACTTATATATTTAAGAGTAACAATTTTATTAACCATATTAGAGCTAAATCTAATTAGCCCCCTAATTTGGTCTATAAAAAATGTTCCATTTGATTGAGCGTACTGTGGATCAATACCGTAACGTCTACCTAGGTTTTGTTCGTATATTTTATCAGCCGCAGCCGCCTCAGACATTGGGTCCTCTGGACTACGGCCGCTTGTTCTAAATCTATCTGCTGTTACAGAATCTTGGGCATAAAGTATTTCACCGTTATTATCAAATGTATATTCGTAATTGCTATCTTGTAATATAGACGGCGGATCACTTGTTTTTCTAGCAGGGTATATTACATGCTCAATTCCTCCATTGTCTGTCCACGTAACCTTAACATAGTTAACATAATCTTGAGGTAAAACCATATAAAGCTGTGGCCCAATTTCAATCTCCTGAGCGTTAACAGAATGCAAAGTATCAAAGCTCAGTTCTTGCACGCCTCTTTGTGCGTGAAATGCAATATCTGTTCTTTTTATTTTGCTTATAATTTTATCCTCGCCAACGTAAGCAATAATAAAGTTATTTATAATATCTTTTACAGAAACAAATTGATAATCACCGTAATTCTCGTCTAAGCTATTCCAAATTCCATCTGGTCCCTCGTAATATTGTTCGTTTGTTTGGGTTATTAAGCTCATCTATTATTGTTTTTCTTGTTGTACGGTTTCCATTTCTTCTTTATCACCAACTTGATAGAAACTAATATCTTTAATTAACAATCCAGCTGATTCTAATATTTTTGTAACAAGCTCTGTTTCATCAGATTCATGCAATTCGAAATTAACTGAGTTTGCTGCATCATACAATGGCTCTCCAAAAACAATTTGATAAGCCCAATTTGGGGTTGCTGGTCTTCTAATATAATTACACGTAACAGCGGTAGTTAATTCCGTTGATCCATAAACATTAACTCCATTTGAGTCAGATGTGAATATAGGACGTGTATTTATAGGTCTTGTTAGTGGAGATGAGTTAATATATAGAATTTCATTTTTATTAACTCTTTCAGCTTCTATTTGCTCCGTTGTGGTAACGCCAAAGCCGTCTGTTGTAGTATTAGAATATATAATGGTACCTAATCTATATAGATTTGTAGGTAAATTAAAGTGAGGTATTAAAGCAGCTGAATCATAAGTCAAGGGTACAGTTGTCTCAAATATATTAATTTTTTCATTTAATATATTAAGCATATCGGAATACTCGGTATCATTACCGTGTACTCTACCAAATTGATTGATGTCATAGAAATACTGCTCAAATAAATCTAACTGTGCTTGGTTAGCAAATAAATTAAATTCTTGAGGAGTAACATATCCACGCTGCTCTTTGTTTAGTATTGCTAATACTTTTTGATAAACTGTATCTACGTTTACTGCCATTTGTTTATAATATTTATAGTAAGTAGGCCACCATTAAGGCAGCCTAACTACTATAATGGTAACTTACATCTTTTTTGTTACATGTTTTAGCACTTCCATTCCTTCATCTGTTTTAAAGAATGCTGCAAGTGCAGAATATGGGTGTTCGTCAAAAGGAACTGTCATAAGTTTTCTATTACCATCACCATATGTAAAGGTTCTTTGGTCTTTTGACAACTTAATAATACCCGCTTGAGTTGCCTTGATTCCGATGTTACGTAATTCGACATTGTCATCATTCGCAAGCTCAATAAATAAAGCTGGTTTCTTTTTAGCAAATATTAAAAGATCTCTTTTTAATTCAGAAGAACTTAATTTATCTACGGCACTTCCTTGCTCAACTCTTAATACTGCTTCTGCTTCATTAATATCCATTTGTTTTGCAATAAGCAATGCCTCAATTTCAAGCTCTATTCGTTCAGTTTCATTAATAGATATTTCTACAGGATTGTATTCTTCATATATTTTATCCTTATAAGGATGATATAAAGACAATAGCTTTTGAAGACCTACATCTTCTTTAGGCACTCTTAACGCTCCGTCTTTAAATACAATACGTCCCAAAGTTACCATTCCTTGCTGTTCATCTATAAATGGAGTAGCTTGATTGGTAACATATCTTAATGATCTTTGGTATCCCTTTTCTTGATCAAACCAAAGTAATTGATTTTTTCCAGAATGCCTGGAAGGTATTACGTATGTTAGTGGTTTTTTGTTATTTTTTAATGTATAAAGTCTATCTCTATATTCCCACTCTGGTTTTTTTTGAACTGGTGCATTTTTTGCAACAGTTGGCTGAGGTGCAACCTCAATTGTTTCTTCTGCTTTTATAGCTTTTTTTGCCATGATATAATATAATTAAATAAGTGTAAAAAAGGTAAGAATTTACCCCTGAAGTTATATCAGGGGCAAACCTTACTTATGTAATTTATGATGCTTTAAAGATCACAAAGTTGTTAGCTCCTTGAACACAAAGTGCACGCTCTGATAAGAAGTGTACATTCATTGCATCTTCGTCGCTAGTGTAGTTTCCACCAACAGATCCAGTAATCCAAGATTTCATTCTACGGTCGTCAGCTTCAGAAGCTCGGTAACGAACGTGTAAGAATGGACGTTGGATATTAGATCCTAATTGTTGATCGTATACTGTTGAAACTCCAGCAGGAACTAATACACCTTCAACATCTCCAACAAGTCCACGAGTAGCGGAATCGTTTAAGTATTTCCAGTCAGTTTTGTAGAAATCATAAGATCCTCTACGGAAACCGTTAAATCCTAAGTTAAGAGCCATATCTTCAGAGTTTTCAAATACACCGTAAGAAGTACCGCCTCCGTAAGGAGCGTTAAGACTAGCTAGCATATTATCAAATCCTAAAGCAGTAGCACGATCTAAGAAAAGCATATTTTCCTCGATAGCTCCTTGCTTGTCAAGTTCTTGCAAGATTGAATCAAATTCAGCAAGACCGTTATTTTGCACATAATCTACAGCAGCTGACGCGTTAGGTACTGAAGGAGTGTATATAGGGGCTTGATAAGCTCCATTTCCTAAATCAAGACCTGTGAATACATTACCTCTACTTTCGATAGCGGCAAATAAACCTTCAGTACCTGTGATTTGAGACCCTGCAATTGCTCCTGTAGTTCCAGAATAAGTACCTGCAGGTGTAATAGGTCTATCAGTAATACCGTCAGCTAATGTTGATTTCTCAGCTTCTACCATAGACATTTCAAGATAATCTTGGAAACGTAGTCTAGATTCGTGCTCAGATTTTAAATACCATAAGTATCCACCTGTTCCAGCTTCTGTAGTTACTTCAATCCATCCAATTTGAGCAACGTTAGATCCATATACTGAATACTTGTCACGTAAAATGATTGGTTTGTTACTAAAGAAAGTAGAATTAGCTTCAATTGAAGATCCGACTGTTTGAGAACCTTTACCATATTCAGAACCATATACGAATAAGTTAAGGTTAGCTGTGCCAGCACTGTCAATTGTTACAGCACCAGATGCAGAAGCTCCATAGGCTACAACATTAAGTGTTGCTCCAGAAACGCTAGTTACATAAAGCTTTTGAGTTGTAAGTCCATCATTAGATGCTAATACAATTGTATTACCAGCAGATACTAAGTGATCAGTAGATGACATTGTGATAATAGTATTATCAGCGGTTGTATCTGTTGAAACATCTGTGTAAGCAATATGCAAACGCCCTTGCTCTACCCAAGTTACTACGTCTGAAGCCATTGGCATCTCAGCTCCTACCATTCTTAAAAATCCAGAGATTGTACGATTACCAAATCTTTCAATTTCTTTTTCGTATACTTCTGGTAAAAATTGCTGATCAAATGTAAGATCATCAATATTCAAATAATTGTCCCACGCCAATTCTCTAACTGGTCTAGGGGTTACTCCTGTTGGTCCATTAGGACCGATTGCTATAGGCATAATTTTTTAATTTAGTTTGTTATTTTCTAAGTTTAATTTTTAATTTAGAAGTATCTTGCCCATCAATAGATCTAACCGTCCAGCCATTTGAAGACGTAACTTTTTCATGCACACCTCTCGCGTCCATATTAACATTCTTCGTTCTAGCCATACTTTCTTTTATAGCGTCGGCTTTACCTTGCTCATAAAAGTGTTGTGCTATTTTATCGGCATTCATAGCTGTAAATAATGATTTGTGATAACCCTTGGCGTCTGACATTTCATTTTTATCGTTCAAGAACTTCTTGACAAAATTATTAATGTCACTTTGGGTTTCTTTAATCTCGCTAGTATTTTTAATATTAAACCTATATTTTTTGTCTCCTACTTGATAATCAAAACCTTTGAAATCATTTGAAAAAACATTATTGGTTTGGTTTAAAAATATTTGCTTTTGCTTTTCAGCTATTTTAGATGCTTCCGCATTTTCTTTATTATAGCGATTAAAAAATTCAACCGCTTTTTGCTGTTCAGGATTTAATCTTGATCCAGCTTTAATTTCTTCGTAATATTTAGACTTTAACCCATCTAAATGGCTTTTAGCCTTTGCTAGCTCTTCTTTATAAGCTATTTTCTTTTTACGTATATCTCTTTCGTCATCAAGATCTTCATCATATGAAAAACTATCTTCCATTAAGAAGTCAATTTCTTCTTTATCAAGATGAGGTCTTGTATTTTCATAATACTCTCTTAATAATTGAGTTTCATTTAGTTGAGAGTAATCTTGATTTAAGCGCACATAATCTTCAAGTGTACCTCCTGTTTCATTCATAAAGTCTACAACCTTTTGAATATTTTCTGGAAGTTCAATACCTGTTTCTTTTTGCTCTGCAATTGCTTCAGCTACATCTTCTGTTAACTGTTCTGTTTGCTCTTGTACTTCTTCTTCAATTATTTCTTCAAGAACGGATTGCTCTTCATTTTGAACGGGTTGCTCTTCATTTTGTTCGGTGTCCCGTACTTCTTCAACCACTTCTTCGCTACCTCCCTCGTTTTGGGGTTGCTCGACAATATCATTGCCTGCATCTGTGCTTTGTTCTTGAACGGCATCTTCTTCTTTGTTTTCTCTTAAATCAATTTTAATAACGTCATCTTCTGTATTTTGTTGAGCAAATTGTTTTGGACGTTTTACTTTTAGCTTGCCTGTTTCTTCAACGGGCTGTGCATTGGTTTCTGTAGCTACATTTTCAATAGCCTCGTTTTCTTGGTTTTCCATGATAAAATATTATATAATTACTTTACTTATTATTACTTGGGTTCAAAAGAACCTAAGTCAAATCCACCTCCAATTATATCATTGCCTGAAGATTCAAAGCTTTTTGGCGGTGTATTGTTCTTTCTTTGTTCTATAAGCTCACTTTGCTGAGTGGCTTGTAGTTTTGTTCTATCGTCTTTCCTGTCTTCTTTATAAGCCTCTCTGGCTTTATACGTTTCAACTTCAGCAGTCTTTAATTGCATATTCATTTCAAACTCCAACTTCATTAATTCCATCTTAGCCATTTTCTCTTGCTGAAGCTTTTGCATTTCTAATTCTGCTTTTGTTTGTTCAAGCTGCATTTTTTGTGAAGTAATAGCATTTTGCTTTTGCACCTCCATCTGTGCTGCAACTTGTTGTGTTTGAGCGTTAGCTTCTGCTTGTGCTTGTATATTTTGCTGTTGCATTAATTGATCACGTTCTAATTTACGTTTGCGTCTAATCTTTAATAATTGATTAGCTAATTTTATATTTTTAATATCACGTAAATCTATGGCGTCGTCTAAATCAATAAGCCCAGCTGACAATGCTGTTTGAATATTATTTTCAAGCATCGCTTTTTCTTCTTCATCTGGCGCTAGTTCAATAAATATTCCAAAGTCATATAAATGCAGCTCGCTCATTTCTTGTAACGTTGCAACATTATGTCCGCCAATCTTTTGTATAAAAGCATCAGCTGTTGGTGAGAACTCTAATATATCAGATATTCTCAGCGATAAACACTCGGCTAATTCAGCAGTTATAAATAAACCAGCGTTTAATATATGACGTGTTGCTGTATTTGAATTTGCAGCCGCCATTTTTTGAACTCCTACTAAAGCTCTTGAATCAGGTGTACTACCATCTCTAGCTTCATTAAGACCCGTTACGTCGCGGATCATTTGTAAGTAGTAATTGTATGTATTTATTAAAGCAGCAAGCTTATTACCGCCAGAGCCACTTGTGATTTCTTGAATTGGCACCTTGCCAGGGTTCATATCACCTTCTTGTGTAAATGATCTACCAATTACAGAACCTGTTTGGAAGAACATATTTAAAGCTTCTTGTGGATTATAGTTTGTTCCGTTGCCTAAATCAATTTCAGCTAAACCATCAGCGTCAAGATAAACACCATCTGGTACCATTCTTGACATTACCTGTTGTAGCTTTAAATGTGTAAGCTGAATCATATCAGCAAAACCAGTTATACGGCTTACAAGTGATTCAATCTTACCTTTATACATTCTTGGAGCAACAATACTATAGTTCATTTTAACTTTAGTATAATCACTTTTAGGGCGCATCATATTCTTAGCCATTTCCCATTTAAGTAATATATCAGTGCCTAATATTAATACACCCTCGTATAACACCTCTAATGATCTAGATAGTTTGCCAAATTGCTGCTCTAAAACTTCAACGGGCGGATCAAACTGATCATCACGCACTAATATCTTTGTAGCTCCTGTAGCTGTTTCTTTTACCTTATATACTTCGTTCATGTAAGTTTTGTAATTAAAATACAATACTTGAACAGTATTAGAATCAGCCTCATTGTAATTAGTTAAAGTTCTGTCATAAAAGCCATTGCTTGTATATGCAGTTTTACTAATTCTTTCCAGTTGATCATTAGTAAGATCAGGAAATTGTTTTTTAAGTTCGTTTAAAGGAACTAACTTAACTTCACCAACATAATATATATCTTCAAAATAAGGTGATTCAGTATAAGAGTATACTAGATTAGCGGGATCAACATACTCAACTTTAACGCCCTCAGATTGATTAAATGTATTTTTTACAGCGGCAATACCTATTGTTGTTAAATCATAAGTAACACGCTTTTTAGTAAGATCATATCTGTTACCCGCTAATAATGTATTAATAGCTTGCTCTTCGGCAATTTCTACTGCTTGCTTATAGCTAAGCTGCATATGCAACTCTAGTTCTTCCTTAGTATCAGGCAGCTCTTCTGGGTTATTTTCAAATAAGTTAACACCAAAAGCTTCTAAAGCTATTTCGTTTAGCTCTTGAGTTTGCATATCGCGTATGATGGATTCCATGTATTTTGTACGTTTACTAACGCCGTATGGATCCTGAGTATATGCTTTTATATCAAATGACCTTTCTGAAATACCATTAACAACTATATCTACAAACTTTGGTATAATAGGTACAGGCTTCCAATCTAAGTTTAAATATGATAAGTCCCCATTTATAGATAACTCATCTTTATATTTTTGTATGCTTTGTTCTCCGCGCGCATATAATCTTAACCGATGGAAAGCATGCTGATTTGTTTTATATCTAGTCGTACCAGTGTCCATTTTAAACCATTCATCTTGAATAGCTCTACCTACCTTCAATCCGTACTCAGCTGACATTTTTTCAGCATCACTAGCTACTTGACTAGGGAAAAAATCTTTTATAACTGACTCAGCCATATTTATTTTATTATTTTTGATATTGGTCCGCTATTAGTATATTTAGCGATACTTAAATTTAGTTTTTGTTTTTGTATTTCAGCTACAGGTCTATATAAATGCCTATTACAAGCCATTATGGCTAAACCAGAACTTATAGCAGCATCAAATTGAGTTCTTTTATTTATATCAAATCTAGCCCAATCATTTAATGTTGAGTTAAAATACATATTACCATATTCACCATCACTAGTTACTCCCACATATTTATCTATATAAGACTCAATAGCCGCTGCGTGAGCTTGTTTTATATCCTCACTTGAGTTAGGTATACCACCTATTTCTTTTTCAGCTGTTGATAATTTATTCCACAACCTATCAGGTCTATTCATTGAGTAACCTCGATAACCTCTTCTTTTAAAATAATACAAAAGTCTAGGTTTGTTATTTTCAGCAAGCAAAGGCATACCGTAAAATACGCAAGCCATTAAAACATCTTCAAAGAATATTTCAGCTGTTTGTGGTCTAGCTATATATTCTAAAAAAAATGTATGCGGTGGGTGGTCCTCCATGCTAAATGTTGTTAGCCCATGCAACGATCCCTTTGAACCTTTGCCATCTGTTGTTCCAGATATATCATATGAGTCACAACCAAAAGCGCCAATATGTTCATTGCCTGGATATTTCACACCATTTTTTATTATTTGCCTATTTTGCAATTCTGCATTAGGCACCCAAGTTATTTTAAATCTTCCGTTTGGGTTTGGCGTAAATATTACTTTTGAATCTTTAATACCATTTGCCCAGCTAAAACTGCCTGTGCTTACTACATTAGTATTACGTAGATCTTCATTATAATCAATCTGCTCGTATATTTTTGTTAAATTAAATATACTGTTTTTAGTTTCGTCCCTAAAGGCATGCTCCTCTGTTCTAGGAAACTGCCTGTAGTATTCATTTAAAGCGTCTTGATCATTTTTTAAACCGTCTGCTTCGTTTTGCCAATGCTCTATAACGCCAACATCTATTGTTTCTCCATATGGCCCTTCAGCAGGTTCTGACGGAGTGTCGAATACAGGTAGCCCATAAGAATCAATGAATCCTTCGTAGTTCCATTCCATAGGTATGAACAAACTATATAATCCCGAAGCAGTCTGTCCATTGCGGTTTCGTTTGGTAACATCTGAAGCATAATAAAGTTTTTTAAAGTTTTCACCGCCTTTATCCAAAGCGTTAGATGTTGACCCCATCATACATTTACCTATAATCCTAGAACCTAATCTTAATGTTGTTTTTGTTACACGCCAGTTATTTAATATATTGTCAGGACGTTCCCATTTGCCACTTTCATCATGCACCAGCAGTTTTAACTTTTCACCATCGTAGCTATTATCCCCGGTGTTTTTCCAGTCAATAGTTGTATCTAAGCCTTCTAACTGTTCTCTTTGTTCAGATGACTGTATTGATTTTCTAGTAAGTTTTGAAGCGGGTACCCTGTAAGCAAGCTCAGTTTTCGGTCTGTCCATACCGTCTTGTATTGGCTTGAAGAAGAATGGATAGTTAACTGATATTGGTACAACCTTATCTGTGAACATTTTTTTAGCGTCACTACCTGTTTTTGATAAAATCCCAAATCGGGCATCGCTTGATATTGTTGCAAGATTAACGGTTTCAGCTGATGACATAAAAGAGAATCCAGAACGTCGGTTTTTAAGATAGCACATTCCGTAACATCTTGAGTCTGCTTTGCAAGCCTCCCAAAATATGAAAAACAATCTGTTTGCTTCCCTAAAGTCTGGTCTTCCGACATCAATTTTTGTCCACTGCAGGTACATATAGTGAGTGCCAGTAAGGTAAGTAGCCACACTTCTATTATAGAACCAATAGCCTTCTTCGCGTCTTCTGAACTCTTCGTCGATATACGTTTCCCACTTTTCTTTAAATTCATCTGGATATGTTTTCCAATCAAATATACTTTTAATGTTTTTAAGCTCATTAGGGTACTCTTCTGCTTCCCACTTATTATTACCCTTAATCATATCTTTCGGAGCCTTAGGCAATGCTATACGCAATCCTTGGATCTCATATATGTCTCCAATTTGACCAGTCTTGCTTATAACAACAACATCGTGCTCTTTATTGTAGCCATATTGCCACTTCTTACCTTTATTTAATCTATGTACGGTAGTATTTTTTATAGGTTCAATAACCTTATATAAAGTTTGTTCGTACATTACTTAGATCTTCTTTCAGCAAAACCTTTAAAAGCCTCTTTCTTTTCTTCCTTAGGTTTGTTTTCAAGGATTGCTTCTTCTTCTTGTATTCTGTTTAAGATTTCAAAAGCATCAAATATTGCAAGCTTTTTAGTTGCTGCTGCATTTTTAAGTCTATCAGCGGAAACATCGTCTTCTGTATTTGTGATAATTTTTTCCTCTGCTACTTTAATTAATTCATCAACTGCTTTGTGTCCAGCTTGGATTATATTCTTCTTCGTCTCCTTGATATTCATATTTCATTAAAATTAAATTGCTTGGTATACGGTATAATCTTTCTTTTTCAATAAAGAATTCATATTCTAATCCTGGTTTAAAACCAACTAAAGAATTTTTTTCAACAATGCCGTCTGTATACTTTACAATTCCAACACCCTCTTTTTCTTTGTTAATTGAAAACTTTTCGGTTTCTTTTATAGGCTTTACAAAGCAAAACCCATTAACACAGTTCCATTCGCCGTTTCTTTTGTAAGCAAATATTTGATCAGGTTGAACTATAAATTCGTTTTCATTTAAAAAGCTGCGGCTATTCTTCTCTTTAGCTCTAATATCGTAAAATCTTCTAAATACATTGTGATGCACCAATATTTCATCACCAACTTCTATTTTAGTAGTATAAGCAAGCGGTAGTGATTTTACAATACCTAACCTGCTAACATAGTGATGATTTTGTAATTCAGTGTTCAATATTAATTCAGAGTCTTCAACTTTTTTTACAGCTGTAGTTCTACCAGTTTTTGGTTCAACTATAAAATTAAATAAAGCATTCATTAATATTCTAAATCATATTCAACCGCAATTGCCATGTTTTTATTAAAATCTTTCCACGGCAATATCTCATTATTTTTTCTAATATATATAGAGTACTTATCTTCTTCTTCTATTATATTATCTATAATATGACCGCCATACACCTCCTGCCCAACAGAATAGTGCATGGCATCATTTTTATAGTCTCTTCCTATACTAATCTTCCTTACTAGGCTCATTTTTTGCAATTTTACCATCATTGATATCAATGCTAACATCCCCGTAAGTTCCTCTTAGTTCATCTTGAAACTTTTGAAGATCTTGTTGTACATTAGATATACTATGCAGCAATCCGTGTTTTTCAACTTCTAGTTCACCTAGTTTTAATTGATGTTGATTGTAGTTTTTTACTAAATCTTGAAGCTTAGTTAATTCGTCTTTTTTAATTTTCTTTGCCATTGTATTAAATTTAATTGTTTTACATATAGTTAAGTATTACGTATTTACGTATTACTTTAATTACCAAGGAACGTCTTTAGTTACTGACGTTGGATTTATTAGATCATTAAGGGCGTTATCTGCGCTTTCTTGTATATTAATTATACTAGTATCTTCAGATAACCAACCTACAACTTGAGACTCTGTTAAATCTTCAAAAGGCGTAAAGTCCTCAGAGCTCGGTGGTGCAACTATAGAGGTTCCAATAAAATTAGTTTTATAAGGATTTCCCTCTGGGTCTAATTGATCTGATGTAGCTGTGTAAGTCCAATGTATGTTATAAACTACATTTGTTAAATCATTTTCTGTTGGGTGGACATCTAGGTTATTTATTGTCCAAGCGTAAGTGTTTGCCATTTTTTTTATTTATTATGTTATTTCAAATTCAAAAATTGAGTTACAGTATCTCCAAAGTCCATTAGATTGAAATCTAAATTCTAAATAATCACCAGCTGAAAAAGAAGCATCTAAAGTAAATGTTAGTTTTTCATAAGGCGCACCAATAATTGGATCCACTGTATAAGTCTGTGTATCAGAATCAAGTTGTGATCCATTTTTATACACGTAAAAAGTTGCCGAACTTCCAGTAGGACCGGATGTATATGAACTATACGGACTATTTATTATCATTGCCTTTGTTGCTTTGCCATCAAAAGGCATTGGCATTTTACCATATGGATAGGTTGTATTAGTTGTCACACCTGTAGGGTATATAACCATTTGACTAGTACTACTGTGATAAAAATAATGCCATAGCATCATTTTTTGTCCTGGAAAATTATCTGCTGTTATTATCTTTGCCATATTACCAAGTGTTTGTAACTATATTAACCCAAGCGTATGTTGAAGCCCCTGTTTGCATACACATATCTACGTAACTATTGTTTCCAGACGTGTAATATCTTAGTGTTCCAGCTTTTGAAGCAGAGGCGGTGGAGCTGTCATTACCCATTTTAATACCTCCATCAACGTCTAATGTAGCGGCTGGAGACGCAACATCAACGCCTAATTTCATTCTTCTGAAACTAGCTGTTTGATTCAAATAATCTATATCTAGACTAGCAGACGTGTTATAATCTTCTACGTCACCAAACCTTATTAAATCTGATCCTTGCCTAAAATGAGCTACAACTCTTCCTCCAAAATTTCCAGAATAATTGTTTCTAATTACAAAGTTATCAGAATCAAAATCAGCATCTCCACCAACTACGTTTAATTTAGCGCTTGGACTAGTAGTTCCAATACCAACGTTGCCACCTTCTCTAAACGTAACAAGTTTAGATCTATTTCTATCAACAATATCTAAGTTTATATTAGCGTTGTCATATTCTAAACCAATTCTTAAAGCTCCTGCCGTATTTTGAAAATCAATAGATCTGTTATCTCCAGTACCTGAAGCTTCTAAAACTAAACCACTAACGCTATCCGAAATACCATCTATATGTAATTTACCATCTGGACTAGTAGTTCCAACACCAAGGTTGCCGGATATTATTGCACTACCATTTACGTGAAGTTTTTCGGAAGGA